CCCCGTCAGTAGCTGAACAGGAGGGACAGCTGATAGAAACAGAAGCCACTGGAGCACCTCAAAAACACCATCATACACTAAATCAGTAAGTTGGCAGCATCACCTACTTATCTATATTAATACACATTAAATACTGTGCAATACATTATTGCATTTTATTAGATAAGCGATATTTAGGGAAAAGAAAAGTCATAGAAAACAGGCCGCTATTTGTTGTTGGATTTTATAGGCTATATCTAGATTATCTTGCCACTGCGGTCTCTGTTTACCTAACAGCTTGGGCTTCTTTGCATGCAAGTTTGTAATAACAAGAGTAATCAAACGGAATGTCTATTAATCCTAAACTTAAGCGTATCGCGCGACGCTATCCAGCGTTATTCCAATATGAGTCCCCCTATATGGCAAGAAAATTAATAATATTCGGCAACGGTCTCGGTATGGCTTTAGATCCTGCTCACTTCTCCTTAGACAGAGCGTTGGAAGAAATTTGGCATCGCCCCAATTTTTTAAAAGATATCCACAAGCAACTTATCGAGCGTTGTCTTCAGCGGCAAGGTCCACCAGAAGGAGAACATGAGTTGGATACCCTTCACCAGGCTGTCACATATTGTAAAGCTCTTGCTCAAATTGGAGAGGGGAACGTGCATTGGCTTACTGAAGATGGACTAAACTTCCCCAAAATTACCGCCACTTATATTCACAAAGTTGCAACCAGGTTGCATAATTACGATAAAGGTTTGCCACAAAGATTCGAAAATGCGCTTGTGGAGTTTGTAAAGAACACACACTCACATATCGCGACATTAAACTATGACAAATTATTATACAATTCATTCATAGATAATGATATATTCAACGGGTATGATGGGGTTTTAGTTGATGGGATGCTAAGCCACGGATTTTCCTCTGCAGCGCTCGAACGGAAATACAATCGTAGGTTTGGTTATTATTTGCACTTGCATGGTTCACCACTATTTATTAATCAGCATGAAAATGTTTTAAAACTTTCACGCTCACAACTTACTCTTGACATAGATGAACCTAGTGAGCATATAGTGTTAACTCATATAAAAAGAAAACCGTCAGTTATAGCAGCATCTAATGTTCTTTCTACGTACTGGGATTATTTGCAGTTTGCATTATTTGAATCAGAAGAAATAATATTGTTTGGTTACTCTGGTCTCGATATTCACCTTAACCTGCTTATTCGACCTTACCTAACCTCTAAGCCTTTAAGAGTAATTGAGTGGAGCGGTGCTGGTGAACAAAACGCTCGTGAGATATATTGGAAAAACCAGTTGAGACGGGAAGTTACTGTAATTAGGTTGGATAACATCACTGATTTTATTGATTGGTAGCGCAATGCGAAGTTAAAGAGGCAGCCTCATATTTATCAGAGCTGGTGTACGTCCAATACAGGAGGTTATCGTGCTGGTTCTCAAATGCGCGCTGGCTATTGCGGCTGTAGTGGCAATTTATTGTCTTGCTATTGTTCTTATGGATCGCCTTTCTGATTGATTTTATATTGGCGAGGTGACGGGAGTTAAGTAGAATTGCTGCGGGTGCTTGAGGCTGTCTGCCTCGGGCATGCCACCGTAAGGCAGACAGAGAAAAGCCCCAGTTAACATTACGCGTCCTGCAAGACGCTTAACATTAATCTGAGGCCCAATCTATGCTTCACAAACGTAGGTTAGCCTCTTACGCGCCGAAAGGCAAGGAGAAGCAGGCTATGAAGCAGCAAAAGGCGATGTTAATCGCCCTGATCGTCATCTGTTTAACCGTCATAGTGACGGCACTGGTAACGAGGAAAGACCTCTGCGAGGTACGAATCCGAACCGGCCAGACGGAGGTCGCTGTCTTCACAGCTTACGAACCTGAGGAGTAAGAGACCAGGCGGGGGAGAAATCCCTCGCCACCGCTGATGTGTCAGGCATCCTCAACGCACCCGCACTTAACCCGCTTCGGCGGGTTTTTGTTTTTATTTTCAACGCATTTGAAGTTCTGGACGGTGTCGGAATAGAATCAAAAATACTTAAGTAGCGCGCAGGGATAAGAGGGATGGTCCCTTAAAGGGGAGAGCTAATTATCCGGAAGGATTCTGATGATGAACATCGAAGAACTGCGTAAAATTTTTTGTGAAGATGGCCTCTATGCTGTGTGCGTTGAAAATGGAAATATTGTTAGTCATTACCGCATTGTGTGTTTGCGAAAGAATGGGGCTGCGTTAATTAATTTTGTGGATGGTCGAGTGACAGACGGATTTATCTTGCGCGAAGGTGAGTTTGTCACTTCATTACAGGCACTGAAAGAGATCGGAATAAAAGCTGGCTTTTCTGCTTTTTCAGAAGAATAAACTCATCTACAATCTTGCGCGGGGCTGAACTCCCGCTGAGTAACACCGTGCCGCCGGAGGAAACCGATGGCACGCAACGCAAAATATTACAATCATGATAATTCGACCGTTCTTGCCCACACGCACGAGCGGTATTCTCACGCATTTAAGTCAGACTGGTACCAGCATCCCCCATGCACTGAAGAACAGGCCGAATGGCTCATTCAGTGTTACCGCAGGCGCGGATGCGAGGTTAAAAAAGCCCTTAGCCTCGACTACCGTCACTGGATAATCTCCGTCGGGCTTCCTTACTCCGAACGCCCACCGCGTCTGTCCCGCACATTCCAGCAACGCATCTGGAGGTAACGTGCGGGTATTACTTCGACCTGTTCTGGTACCGGAACTCGGGCTGGTGGTCCTTAAGCCCGGTCGCGAATCACTGCCGGTTTTTCATTGCGGCAGGGTGCTGGTGGAGCCGGAACCGAAAAGCATGCGCGGTCTGCCGTCCGGAGTCGTCCCTGCCGTTCGCCAGCCGCTGGCGGAGGATAAATCATTACTGCCATTTTTCAGCGATGAGCGTGTGATTCGTGCTGCTGGCGGCGCTGGCGCACTGTCTGACTGGCTCCTGCGTCATGTCAAATCCTGCCAGTGGCCTCATGGTGACTACCATCACAGTGAAACCGTCATACATCGTTATGGTACCGGCGCAATGGTGTTGTGCTGGCACTGCGACAACCAGCTGCGCGACCAGACCTCCGAATCACTCGGGCAACTTGCTCACCAAAACCTGTCTGCATGGATGATTGACGTCATACGCCATGCAATGAATGGCTCGCAGGAACGGGAATTATCGCTGGCTGAATTATCCTGGTGGGCGATCCGCAATCAGGTGGCGGACGCGCTACCGGAAGCGGTATTACGTCGTTCGCTGGGGTTGCGTGCGGAAAAAATCCGCTCAATGTACCGTGAAAGCGACATCGTACCGGGAGAGCAGACCGCCACCAGCATACTGAAACAGCGCACAAAAAATCTTGCGCCGCTGCCTCACGCCCACCAGCAACAGAACCCGCCACAGGAAAAGACGGTGGTCAGCATTGCTGTTGATCCGGAGTCTCCGGAATCTTTAATGAAGCGACCTAAACGTCGCCGTTGGGTAAATGAGAAATATACGCGCTGGGTAAAGACACAGCCGTGTGCGTGTTGTGGTAAGCCAGCCGACGATCCCCATCACCTGATTGGTCATGGTCAGGGCGGAATAGGGACAAAAGCCCACGATATTTTCACGCTACCGTTGTGCCGGGAGCATCACAACGAACTTCATGCTGATCCGCTGGCATTTGAAGAAAAGCATGGTTCCCAGATTGATTTAATTTTTCGTTTTCTTGATCGCGCCTTTGCAACCGGCGTGCTCGGGTAAAAGAGGTTACTGATGCGTATAGAGTTTGTTTTGCCTTACCCGCCGACGGTGAACACCTACTGGCGACGTCGTGGCAGCACATATTTTGTGTCAAAAGCCGGTGAGCGTTATCGCCGGGATGTGGCACTTATTGTTCGCCAGCAGTGGCTGAAATTAAACCTGTCCGGAAGGCTGGCGATAAAGATTATTGCAGAGCCACCGGATAAGCGCCGCCGCGACCTGGACAATATCCTGAAGGCACCACTGGATGCGCTTACGCATGCCGGACTACTTATAGACGACGAGCAGTTTGATGAAATCAATATTGTGCGCGGTCAGCTCGTTTCTGGTGGGCGGCTGGGCGTGAAGATTTACAAAATTGAAAGTGAGTGAGCATAAATATGATATACCCGGAAATTACAGGCAAAAGCGGTGAGCATTTACGCCTGAAAACGCTGGAAAGTGTCTGGATCCAGGGGAAACTGCGTATGTGGGGGCGTTGGTCGTATATTGGCGACGGTAAGACGGGAAATATGTTCAACCAATTACTGACCTCTAAAAAGCTGACAAAAACGGCAATTAACGAGGCGCTCCGGAGGATGAAAAAAGCGGGTCTGGACAAACCTGAACTTGAGGCTTTTTTGCGGGATATGATCAACGGCAATCAAAAAAGCTGGCTGGCACATTGTACCGATTCAGAGGCGTTAATAATCGACAGGGTTATTGGTGAAGTACTGGCAGGTTATCCCGGGCTGCTCAATGTTCTGAGTCAGCGTTATGTGGGGCGGGGGATGACTAAGCGCAAAATGGCTGAACTGCTGAATGATGCACATCCGGAATGGAGTTTAAGAACCTGTGAAAGACGCATTGAGCATTGGCTAAAGGTGGCAGAATTTATTTTGTACAAACCAATGGTTATGGCTTTTGGTATAGAGAAAAAAGTTATTGCTTTTTGACGTAAAAACTGCTTCAATTCCGGTAAGCTTCGCAAAGCTGTACCGCGAGGCGAATAGCAGACATGGACATTTGAAAGAGCCCGCTTTTTGCGGGTTTTTTTATGACTGAAAAACGGCACGGGGCGTTAAACGCGCTGGTGGTTGCTAATACCGGTCTTTCAACTTGCTGGCTTTTTCGACAAGAGTTATTGGTATGTCACGTTAACCGGAAAATGGAAAAAGGCATGCTAAAACAGCAGGATATGACCGAAACCGCCAGAGTGGTGTTTAATGAATTAAGCGTCACCGAACCGGCGACCGCCGGGGAAATTGCGCAGAACACTTATCTTTCACGCGAACGCTGCCAGTTAATACTGACCCAGCTTGTTATGGCGGGTCTGGCAGATTATCAGTTCGGTTGTTACAGACGCCTTCCTCAGTGAAGGCTTTTTTATTTGTGGTAATGGGCGGCTGGTGGGTGTTAGCGGCACCTGCCAGCCATCTGCTCATGCGTTGGGGTCACAAGCAAACCTCAGGCCCATCTGCTTTGCGCAAAAGCGGTATGAGCCTATCAGAGAAGTGCTTATTGATCTATGGCTAATACTGTAAAAATATCCAGTTGTGAGTTAATCAACGCTGATTGCCTGGAATTTATCCAGACCTTACCGGAAAACTCTGTCGATCTGATAGTCACAGACCCGCCATACTTTAAAGTGAAGCCCGAGGGCTGGGATAACCAGTGGAAGGGCGACGATGATTACCTGAAGTGGCTGGACCAGTGTCTGGCGCAGTTCTGGCGGGTGCTGAAACCTGCCGGAAGTCTTTACCTGTTCTGTGGTCATCGCCTGGCATCTGATATCGAAATCATGATGCGTGAACGCTTCAGTGTGCTGAACCATATTATCTGGGCGAAGCCGTCCGGACGCTGGAACGGATGCAACAAGGAAAGCCTGCGGGCGTATTTCCCCGCCACAGAGCGCATTCTGTTCGCGGAACATTATCAGGGGCCGTATCGTCCGAAAGATGCCGGGTATGCGGCGAAGGGCAGTGCACTGAAACAGCATGTGATGGCCCCGCTGATTTCTTACTTTCGTGATGCGCGCGCGGCCCTGGGGATAACGGCAAAACAGATTGCAGATGCCACAGGAAAGAAAAACATGGTGTCGCACTGGTTCAGTGCCAGTCAGTGGCAGCTACCGAACGAAAGCGATTATCTGAAATTACAGTCGCTGTTTGCCCGGGTGGCAGAAGAGAAACATCAGCGGGGAGAACTGGAAAAGTCCCATTACCAACTGGTCAGCACATACAGTGAGCTGAACCGGCAGTATATGGAACTGCTGAGTGAATATAAGCATCTGCGGCGGTATTTTGGCGTGACGGTGCAGGTGCCGTATACCGATGTGTGGACGCATAAACCGGTGCAGTTCTATCCCGGGAAACATCCGTGCGAAAAACCGGCAGAAATGCTGCAGCAGATAATCAGCGCTAGCAGTCGTCCGGGTGACCTGATTGCAGATTTTTTCATGGGGTCGGGTTCGACAGTGAAAGCGGCACTGGCGCTCGGGCGTCGTGCAATTGGCGTTGAGCTGGAGACTGAACGTTTTGAGCAGACGGTTCGGGAAGTACAGGATTTAGTCAGCCAGAACGGATGATATTGAAGAATTAATTACGCGTCGTTATTATGCGGCTCCCGGCCCTTTAGCTCAGTGGTGAGAGCGAGCGACTCATAATCGCTTGGTCGCTGGTTCAAGTCCAGCAGGGGCCACCATATACAACAAAGGGTTAGCTAATAAACCAGCTAACCCTTTTTCTTTTGCCTTTGAATTGGGTCAGGTAATGGGTCAGGTAAGCTTTTTCTCCATCTGACTCAGATGGCTGATAGTTGCCCCGGATAATGCTTCGCAATGATGTCATTTAGCCGATCAACCAGTTCCGGTTTTCTGAACGTGATGTGCGCGGAGCCCTTCTTAAAGTATCTGATGCTGAACATCTCATCTTCATAGCTCTCTTTACCCTGAACAGACTGAATGTGATCATCCAGACGAATAGTGATGTTTTCCCGGTTGTCGGGGATCGGTTTGCCGCTGAACAG